AACAGAGTTCGCTTATATGTTAAAAAATAATTTTGTTAATATATCAAAATACTATGTGGAAACACAAACAAACTTTTTGTTTCCAAAAAGAGGGGTTAAAGATGAATAAAACAATAACAGCTGAATGTCACAATTGCGAATCTTCTTATGATATAGAATATGTCGAAGAATTAACATCATCAGAATATCCAGAATTTTGTCCATTTTGTGGTGAAGTCATAGAAGAACTTTCTGAATATGACGAAGATGAAGATCCGGACAATCAAGAATGGGATTAAATTGGTCATATAATAATCAAGACTTCACCGAAGATTTGATTAATGATTATTATGGTTTTGTTTATGTAATCACAAACACTGTTACTGGTAAACAGTATATTGGTAAAAAGTTCTTTTACTCCTCAAAAACAAAACAAGTTAAAGGTAAAAAGAAACGATTTAAAGTTTTTAGTGATTGGCAAAGTTACTATGGTTCCAATGAAGAACTTAAAAAAGACGTTGCAACTTACGGTAAAGAAAATTTTAAAAGAGAGATAAAACACCTTTGCAAAACAAAAGGTGAATGTGGTTATCTTGAAGCAAAAGAACAATTTGTCAATGGTGTTTTGGAGAGTGATGTGTATTACAATTCATGGATTATGGTAAGAGTGCGAAAATCACACATCAAAGGATTACAATGTTAAAGTTTTTTGAAACAGTAAAAGATTATGATACATTATGTTTTATACCAGTAGAGGGACAAAATAATTCTCTTAATATAATAGTGAGTCAACACAAAACCGCTGGAGAACCTGTTGGTGGTAGCCCAATGGGTCCAGAATGGCACGTAGTATTATTCAAATCAGAAAATGATGCTGTAGGTGACCTAGATCATTTTGATGCGATACTGACGGATCCTAGAGAGTATGTTTCCTCTTTAATAGAACAAGATTGGTATGGAATGGTTTCCAGAAAAACAACAACCTCCAAAGAATTTGTTGAAAGGGTGTTGACTTCACTGAAAGAATGTGATAAGATTGGTGAAGTGTAATTTTTTTAAGGTTTGTTATGATTCTCGTTGATCTAAATCAGGTATTGTTGGCCGGTCTAATGGCACAAATTGCCAGCCAAAAAGGAGTTAAGTTGGAAGAAAGCTTAATTCGCCATATGATCCTAAACATCATTAGGACTCATGTTAAAAACTTCCGAAACGATTATGATGAAATTGTTCTCTGTTGCGACAACAGGAAATATTGGCGCCGTGAGTTGTTTCCTTTTTACAAAGCTGGCCGCAAGAAAACTAGAGAAAAATCTGATCTAGACTGGCACCTCATCTTTGATATGTTGACGAAATTTAAACAAGAACTGAAGGATTACTTTCCTTACAAAGTTGTTGATGTTGAAGGTGCCGAAGCTGATGATATTATCGGCACACTTGTACCACGACACATTATGCATGAAAATATATTGATCATTTCTAGTGATGGTGATTTTCTGCAACTACAACAGTACAATATGCCATCAAACAAATACACAGTCAAGCAATATAATCCATCACAAAAGAAATTTATTGTTTCCGAGAATCCATTGATGGAACTAAAGGAAAAAATTATTCGTGGTGACAAAGGTGATGGCATTCCTAATATTTTATCACCATCAGATTGTTTCGTTCGTGATTTACGACAAACAACAATTTCCAAGATCAAATTCGAAAAGCTGATGGAAAAAAACTATGGTGACTGGGATAATGAAAATGAAAAAATTGGTTTTTCTCGCAATCAGGCTTTGATTGATTTGAGAAACATACCCGGTGATATTAAAGACAAAATTATAAATACTTATGATGAAATCAAACCGGCACCTAAAAATAAACTACTAGATTATCTAATAGCCAATAAACTTAAAAATTTAATTGATGTAATTGAGGATTTTTGATGAAAACAATGTATGAGATTTTTGATGAATTTGAAAATGCCAAAAGCAAAAAAGAAAGAATGCAAGTAATTGGTAATAACTTGTCACAGACTTTAGTTGACATTCTAAAATTGACTTATCATCCAGATTTTAAATGGAAAATAAAAGAGATTCCAGAAAATTATAAAGTACCAACTGATGTATTGCCAGGCATAACACATGATAGTTTAAATGCACAACTACGAAGAATTTATATCTTTCTAGAAGGCAATCATACAGCAGAAACTCTCTCCGAGAAAAGACGCAACGAACTACTAATTCAAATGTTAGAATCTATTGAACCAAGAGAAGCTGAAGTACTGCTAGGTATTTTTCAAAAAGATTTAGGTGTAAAAGGATTAGATTATAAGTTTGTCAAGGAGGCTTTTCCTGATCTACTACCATGATAACCAAAGAAAAAATAATAGTAACGTCTGGTTATTTTGATCCAATATCTTTAAAAGAAATAATACACCTACAGAAATGTAAACAGATGGGTGATTGGTTAATTGTGGGTATACATTCCGATATGTTACTTCATATGAAGACGGGTATACTAAACCAAAGTATGGAAACTAGAAAAACAATATTAGAAAGTATAAAATACGTTGATGAAGTTTTTATCTTCAACGATTGTAACGATAATGTATGTAATTTATTAAAAGTGGTGAAGGTATGTTACCCCCGCACAAACATCACTTATGTTTCTGAGTTTGATATGTCAGATAGACCAGAAACAAAAATTGGGGGCATTAATTTTGAAGTTTTAAGTAAGGAGTAACTAAGTGCCGAAAAATGTTGAAAGGTTTCGTAGGAATAGAGACTACAACGAAGATGAATATGAGTTCTTCTATGAAAAAAAGAAGACAACTAAAACAAAACCATCTAGAAAAGCATTTTATAATGAAGATTATTATGATAATGAATATCAAAAATCTTCCAGAAAACGATATAGACGACAAGACTAATATAAATCAATGTTGTTGTTAGAACGCAACAACCATCTTGACATTAAATCCAATTCTGTTATACTTATAGCATTGGAGATTATTATGATGATTTATACACGAATACAAAAATCGAAGGTCAAAAAACGGCCTAAAGCTGAACGCGAGCAATATGAGAAATGGTTGGAGTCACACAAACCAACCAAAATTCTTAAACTTGCAAAGACCAGCAATTTGTTGACTGGTTATAAACTGTCGGCTCCTGCCGGCCGAGAGACTGTACGCCTTCCTTCACTAAGTACCGGTGAAAATGGCGGCACAAAAGCTGATCCCAAGGTTTATACTGGCACAAAAGTTGTCGGAATCGCTACAATGCACAAATCCAATGCTGTTCCTGTGTTTTCCAATGAACAAGCGGTCGAAATTTCTAAAATGCGGCGTTAAAATGAAGACAAAAAAGACTTTTGTTGTAAAATTACAACGTCCTGTGTGTCGGACTCCAATTAAATATGTTCAAAAGCACAAAAATGATGTAAAATACTCACGTAGAGACAAAAATTTGCGTAATTTTACTAAATTTGTAATTGGAGATGAATGAATGTCGAAAGATTTTTCAAAAAAACACTGGACTACAAAACTGATCGAATCAGAAGATGGTTCCGGTGATGCAATCCTTCAATTTCCTGATGAACTCATTCAAGAAAAAGGTTGGAAAGAAGGAACTGTTCTAAATTTGAAAGTAGAACAGACAGAAACTGGCAATGTACTTGTAATTACCGAGAAAAAGTGATATGAATCTGATTGACTCAAAATCTATTTTGGCCAAACTGATGGCCACCGAAGACCTGATCGTTGAACAGCGTAATGTATCAACGGCTTTCTTTGATGTGCAGAACCGGATTCTTACAGTTCCTGTTTTGGATAAAAATATCTCTTCTCAACTTTATGATCTTTTCATGGGACATGAAGTTGGCCATGCTCTGTATACTCCTTTGGAAGGCCTGAAGAAATCCAAAGAAGAAAAAGTCAACATGTCGGTTTTGAACATTGTTGAAGATTCCCGCATCGAGCGTAAAATCAAATACAAATATCCTGGTCTAAAGAACTCTTTTGTAAAAGCTTATCAAGAGCTTCTGGAAAGAAATTTCTTTGAAACGACCGGCAAAGACCTTAATGAGTATAACTTCATTGATCGTGTAAACCTGCACTGCAAAGGTGGCGCATTGCTTACTATTAAATTCAACGAAATCGAGCGCGAATTGCTGGGTCTTGTTGAATCAACCGAAACTTTCGATGAAGTTGTTGAAGTCACTAAAAAAATTATTGACTACATGAAGTTTGAAGAAGAGGAACGCAAAAAACAAAAAGAAGAACGCGGAGAAGACGACTCCGATGAAGATTATGACATTGAAGAATATGAACTAGAAGAAAGTGATCCTCCTAGTGATGAAGAAGATGGTGAACCAAAAGATCAGAGTGAAGATAATTCTGAAGAAACTGAGAAAGAGGCCAATTCTTCTTCAAGCAATAAAGATGATAAAAAATCCGACAAAGATGAAGAAGAAAAAATTCGTTCTAAAACGGATGACGCCTATCGTAAAAACGAATATCAGTTGTTCGCTAATGATGACACCGAAATTCGTTATGTGAATATTCCAGATTTCAAAGTTGAGAACAACATCTTTGATTATAAAGATGTGTACAAACGATATGAAGAAGAAGGATATGATATCGCCAAAAAAGAATTCGATTCGTTCCGTAGAGATTCGAACAAAGTTGTTTCCTATCTTGTCAAAGAATTTGAAATGCGTAAGAATGCAGATCAATTGAAACGTGCTACGACAGCGAAAACCGGTGACTTGAATATGAAACAGGTGTTCTCATATCAATTCAATGAAGATATCTTCAAGAAAATTACTGTGGTGCCTGGTGGTAAATCACATGGATTGATCATGTTTGTTGACTGGTCTGGTTCGATGGCTCGTCACCTTGCAAATACAATCAAACAACTACTTAATCTTGTAATGTTTTGTAAGAAGGTGAATATTCCTTTTGAAGTGTATTCTTTTGTTGAGAGCACCATTACAGAAAATTCATCAACATTCAAATCAAAGAAAAATGATTTTGTGATCAATGATTTTGGTCTAATCAATTTGTTGTCTAGTCGAATGTCGGCCAAAGATTTTACTTATGCTGGCGCTGCTCTAATGTATATGGGTGGATTATCATCTTATCGTGCAATTCCCCGTACTCCTCACTGGATGGCCTTGTCGGGTACTCCGTTGAACGAAACAATTATTGCTGCTATGGAAATCATTCCTTATTTCCAGAAAAAATACAAGTTGCAGATTGTTAACACCGTTTTTCTGACTGACGGTGATGGACACTCTTTGTCACAGTATCTACTCAACGATAAACCTTATCACACTGGAGATGTTCGTTATTCTCTTTCGAGCAGTAGAACGAAAAAAGTTAATAAGGTTGTAATTCGTGATACGAAAACCAAAAATCAAGAAGAATATCAAGCGGATTCTTATCACAATGGTCAAACTTCAGCTCTTATTAAATTGTTGAAGGCAAGAACCAAATCTAATGTGATTGGTTTCTATATTGCTCATGGTAAAGACTATCGTCAGAAAGTTGATCACTTTATTCCTATAACTAAGTCTATTGAAAGAGAAAAGGCAAAGAAAGATAGGTATTGTGTTGTGACAAGTGCAGGTTTTGATGACTACTATATCTTGCGTTCGGAGTCTATGGACACCGATGAAGACAACGAACTTGTCGTCAAAGAAAACGCAACGACACGTGGTATTGTATCTGCTTTCAACAAGTATACGGGTAACCGAGTTGGTAATCGTGTGATTCTTAACCGTTTCATCAATCTTATTATTTAAAAGGGCATAAAATGAATTCTGAATATTATAATGGCAACAAGAAGGCTGTCGTCAGTAAAAAGACTTCAACCAATATCGATGAGAATCGATCTCTATGGGAAGTTTCAATGTATATCGATAATCGAATCGTACAAAAAACTAATGCATACAACGAACAACAAGCCGAGAATATTGCTGAAGACTTCATCAATGCTGGTTCACAGACTTCTCCTACTTTTTTGAATGAGCATCTCAATGGATAAGCAAATCAAAGAAGTTTTCTGTATTGCACAGGAAGAGTGTGCAGAAGTAACCCAAGCAATTTCCAAAATCTTCCGTTTTGGTTTCGATTCAAAGAATCCACAGACAAACAAAAGTAATAAACAATGCCTTGAGGAAGAAGTGGGTGACCTCCTGGCCATGGTTGACATTATGGTGGAGAAGTGTATAATCTCGGATAGTAACGTTAATGCTGCTCGAAAAGCCAAACGTGAAAAACTAAAGGTCTGGTCCAATATCGAGGTTTAAAATGTTTCACAAGATTATGAACAAGGTGGGTCGGTATCGGCTCATCAAAGACAGGTTGTCCGGTGACGATTACATGCACCGTTATTACCTGTTTCTGAAAGATCGTAAATGGTTTCCGTTTAACTTCACCTTACACAAAATTGTAAAGTCTGATGAACCAGTGATGCACGACCATCCGTGGCCGTACATGACAATCGTTCTCAAAGGCGGTTACCATGAGCACACACCAGTCTTTGACAAAGATGGCAAGATTTTTGCCGAAGTCACTAAGTGGCGTGGTCCCGGCTCCGTCATTATCCGTGGCGCAAAAGAATATCACTGGTTAGAACTGGACAACAATCAACCAGCAACGACACTGTTCTTCATGGGACCACAGCTTCGCGAATGGGGTTTCTGGAAGGGCAAATGGATTCAATCCGAAGAATATCTAGAGAAACGTCTTAAAAATGAGCAATGAAGAGTTAGAAAGAATTTACGATGAGATGAAGGAAATCTTTGGAGATAATCTTCCTCATCCAGAACAGGAACCAATCCGTTTTGCATATTATGTTAGGCTCTACAAATACTACCACGTTTCAAGCGCTTCCGACATTTCCTGAGTAAAATGCAAATCTTCTTTGAAATTTCTTTTGTTTCACTGAACCTTTTCAGCTTCATGCTCGGTATGCTGTATACCCTCAGCAACATCTCGACATTTGGTAATCCGAAAAAACTCTGGTTACAAGTTGTTGCCTATATTGTTGGTATCGCAATTTATTTTTACTTAAAGAGTATAGGATACATTTAATGGTTCCCCAGTCCAACTTAAAGTATTACCGCATAGACGTTGTAATGAAGACGGGATTCAAGTACTCACTGGCTTGCATGGGCAAACAGTTGAATGGTATGAAAGAAAGTTCAAGTGGGCACTGGACCGAATCTTTGAACGTTGCTGAGATAACCGAAGAAGATTATCGAAAATTCTATTATGACGAAGAGTTGGACGCAGAACCGGCTCCTGAAAAAAAATCCAGAAAGTCTAAGAAACCAGTTGTGTTTTCCACTGTGGAAGATTTCTTAGAAGGTAACACGAAGAAGAGAAAGAAATAATTATGCCAGTATTTGATGATATGAAATTCGAACACCAAGAGTTTGCAATTGGCGGTAAACTCGTTACCGGTAGTATAATCGTTAAAGAATACGAATACCAAGATCCAATTGCAGTTCAAAAAGTAATCAAAGAAAAACTCTTAGAAAGATTAGTGAATCATATCATAGAGAATAAACTTGCAGAATTCACTATGGTTAAAAATCCAATAGAAGATTCCAGAATTTACAGAGTCCGTTGTTACCTTGCACCAGACCACACTGTTAAGATTCTAAGAACCCTTAAACAGAACCAATTACAGTTATGAAATACGTTTACTCAGAAGAATATGATGCGTATTACGATGAAGACACCAATGAGTGGCTTGATGATAAGTGTGATGATCCGAATTGTGAATTCTGTATGAATAGACCAGAAAAACCACTGGAAAAATTAGATGAATGAACTTGTAGAAAAAAGACTATTAACCAGAAAGAAAAAACCAAAGGCTGGTTATCATCCGAACAGTGCGCCCTATAAAGTTATTGTGCATCCCTATCATTCTGATCCGTATATTAAAAGAGAATATTTGACAAAAGAGAAGGCTGAGAGATATGCTTTGGAACTATCAAAGAAATATAGATGTAAGATAACAATCGAATATATTAAGGTTTCCGGTCCAGGAAAAAAATTCGAATCTTCAGATTCCGGCCCAGAAAATAAAAAATTGGAAAAAAGAGTTTGACCTGGTGGGGCTTTTTATTATATACGCGCTCACCCATACCCCCCATCCATACCCCATAACAGCTGCCATGGCAACCAGCAGCCACCATATAAGCCAAAAAAAAGGACGCCGAAGCGTCCCAAAGCAACCACCAACCACTAACCAATATTAAGCAGCCACTGCTATCCGAATAACCTTTGCCATTTTCCGTCCATGGGCCGGATATCCAACCACTGCCACATCCTTGGAGTAGCAGGCACGGCAGCCATTACACTTGCCACCATGCTCATATGCACGGCACAGCGTGACACCAGCAGGCACATTGGATGCATCCGGCAGGATGGTGCTGCCATGGACACCATCCGTATACGTACCATCCACAGCATCACTGGATGGACGGACCATGACATTAGGCAGTGCTTGCATGGCAGCAAGGATGGCAGCGAATTTAGTAAACTTATGCATCCTAGTGGGCAGCCAGTGCTTTACATGGGGAGTAGCCACCATGACAGCGTACATTTTCTCCGCAAGCTCAAGGCTGTACATGTCCCCAGAATCGAACCACCGGAAGAAGCGCTGTTTGGAGAGCGCTTTCACCATGGTGTCCACCCAGTCAGCTTCCTGCCAAGCCAGCTTATTGTCGAAGCGGACGGCTTTGACGCCAGGGAAATTGTACATTCCGGTGGTAGCGTAGCAACCAGAGCAAGCAGCGACCAGGTCGCCGTTGGTGGCTTTGCTGCCGGGGCAAGTCTCAATAGCTTGCAGCGACCAGGACAGGATGTTGTCCAGCTTGGAGGTTTTGGAGAGCTTATTCATTTTCTTGCCTTTTCTTGAATCGATGGATGGATTATGACAGGACCAGAGGAAATGGCAACTGTAAACTTTAGTACTCCATCCGCCTGGTCAACCTCTTGCCAAGGACAATGGACTATGATAGGCTGCTCGGTTATGCTAGGACTGTACCGATTTGCTTGGCAATGCTGACAACACCATTCCAGAGGATGTTAGCGGTGGCCATGGTTTGCACAGGAAACGCAGCACCAAGAACCATGAAACCAAAAGCAAGCAGCAACCGAATGATCATACAGCTCTCCAAAAGAAAACGTCCATACCAACCACGAACAATGCAAGCGCACCAACCACGGACAGGATCAGCAGCTCATGGCGATCAAAAAAGGACATTAAGCCCCCTTGGTGATAGTAACAGCACCAGCCTTGCGGTTGGCTTTGGCAGCCTTGGCACCAACCTTGCCGACCTGCTTGGACAGCAGCTTCTGGAGGCGAGCCTCTGCCTTAGCGATGGCAGCTGCCTGCTTGGCTTCTGCAGCCTCCAGCTTCTCTGCTTTCACCCGAGCAGCCAGCTGCTGGATCATAGCTTTAATTTCCTTAACATCAGCGCGAGCCTTACGGAGAGCTGCAACGGAGGGGGAGAGAGTCTTGGACATATTGTCTTCCTTTCAAATTACGATGGTTGAATTATGACAGAATTGGAGGGATTGGCAAGCATCCATTGGATACTTGACCGGATTAGTATGATTGACCACCAGGAAAACGCTCCCGGCTCCGACCAGGTTCGTGATAAGATTCGAAAACCTTCTCCTTAAGCTTGGTGCCACGAACCGTGCGGATGGCTTGAATCTCCGCCTCCAAGCGCCGGTGTTCGGTATGGTAAGCTTCCAAAGCCTTGGCTTGGAGGGCTTTTAATTCTCGGATAGATTGTGTTTTCATCATGGAATGGATTATGACAGAACCACAGGAAGTGGCAATATACAACCTTAGTTCTCCAGCGGAGCGAACGGCTTTGCCATTTCATTATTGCAGGCCGCCGGGAACACTTTGCGGATGTCCTTGTGAACTGTCGCCAAAGACACTTCGAAGATCCAAGCCACAGTCTCCGCTCCTTCGGCACTGGGCCACAAAGCACCGCTATGATACTGGTGAGCTTTGGCTAAAGCCAGTTCCCAGATCGCTTCTTTGTAAGTTTTCATGGTCAGCTCCTTGTTGTCTATGTGTGTATTATACCGGAACCGTGGAGAATGGCAACCATCCAAGGATAGTTGACCGGACTGGAGGGTTATTCCTCCTTAGCCAGCTCCTTGCCCATATCAAAGTCCAGGCATTCCTGAAGCGTAGGCTCGGGGAAGGCCAAGCACTCCTGCTCGACCATTTCACAATAGACCTCAGCCACCCAGGACACGGGGACCTCATACTTGGAGGCAATCTCCGCAAAGGTCAAAGGACCATCCAGTATGTCCTTTTGGATATCAAAAACAAGGTTGGACATAGCGCTCATATCTTCCTTTCAAATTACAATGGTTGGATTATGGCGGATCCACAGGAAATGGCAACCATAAACTTTAGTATTCCATCACCTTGGTCGGTTATTCCACAATCCGATACTTCCCGCTTTTGGGGAGGACGGTACCGTATGCACCAGCAATCCATACGGCGCGCTGGTAATGTGAAGCAGCAATGTACATTGTGACAACCTCACCATCCGGCTTCAGAATTTTGAGCTCATACCGTGTCATCCGCATTCCTTTGTTTAACCGATGGATGGATTATGGCGGAGGATGGAAGGATTGGCAAGCGCTCAGGAATGATCCAGCGGACCGGTCAAGAATGCTTGACCGGGGCTCCAGCTCTGGTATAATGGACTCATTCGAAAGCAGCCTGGGGTGGACGCTGGGGCTGCGTGACTGATCCACGACTATCGATACCTCTGCCGCGATAGGAATTTCCAATCGCAAAACGCTTGCCATAGCACTCCGGTCAAGAATGCCAAAAGCGCTTGACAAACCGACCAATGCCTGTATTATCTCATTATTGATTCAACGAAAGGCGACACCATGAAAGCAGTAAAACTTCAGTATGCGGAAATTCGGAGTATTATCAGCAATATGTCCGAAGCATCATATTCAAAATATGGATCATATTCATATTCTGCTGGTTATCTGGAATCTCAATTGGCGCAAGTAATGGCCGATTTACCCGCTAATAAGCAAATTGATATTATCAAAACGCTTCAGCGGACCATTAATGATTTGCAAAAGGCATAATATGGATTATAAAATCGAATATGATGGCGAATTCTATAATGTATATTATGGAGATAATCATTTAGAAACCTTTTGGTCTCTGAGTGAGGCTCTGGATTATCGCGCTATTATGATATGGGAGCGAGATAATGCCTTTCAGGACTATGGTACCGAGTGGGATATTGAGATGGTTTGAGCGTCTCCTGCGTGATTTTGGTAGGTTTTGGATATATTTCGGTGCAATGCAGAAACTAAGTATCCAATCCTACTACCTATCCGCGACATTCTCCGCGCAGGTACGTACAGGCTGTGGATAACTTGTGGATAACATGTGGATATCATCAGGTATGCATTATATTGCATAGTACTATAATGCATATCAGGTAAGCATTGAGGTAAGCATGGCGGTAGCGATCAGGTAGACTCTATTTAATACAATGGTTCTCATACTAAAACACTGGAGAACTATTGTATTAGGTTGACAAACCTAGGAATACCTGTATGATTCAGGTATTGATTGATTGATTCTTTACATGAGGTAACATTATGCGACATTCTGACATTATTGAGATGGTAAACGATTTGCTGGATGAGCAAGGTGAGGTTACTATTGGTAATCTAACCTTTTATCCTTCCCAGATTCTCCGTGAGTGTGATCCGGTTGCTTATCGGATTACTGTCAACGAATATATCGATAATATGATTCAAGATTTGGAATATGATCTTGAGCGTACCGATGATGGTGATGAGCAGGTAGATTTGAAAGAGCAAATTGCTCACCTTGAAGATTGCTATATGTGAGGTAATAGATGGGTTTCGAAAAACGTATTCTAAATGAGATTGATCCTTTGTTGGATTCTGATACTCATGTTGAATTCTATAATGGTACATTGTTCTTGGAGAATGTATCAGGCGAGACAGGTAAGCGGATCTATAATAGGTTGGTGAAACGTCTAGGTAAGGAAAATATCATTTTCTCTACTATTGGTGATGGTTTCGCTGTTGATTTTGTTTGACGAAGTAATTGAGGTAAGGTTATGGCAAAATTGTTGATTACTACCCAGGTTCACGAAAACTATGGTGCCCATACTTGGGATGGTGAAGGTGTATGCCCCCAATACTGGAAAGCAAAGGGTGGTAGCCATTATGTGGTACGTAATATTACCGATTTTAGTAATATCACGGAGATTGTGATGGCGGTTCGACCTCAGGTAGAATCGGATAATGAATATTTCCGTGAATACATTATCGATTGGGAGGTAGTCGCTGATGATTATCTCACCGAATTCGAAAAGCATCAGCTGGAATATGATGGTGTGATTCGTTTTGCACCCAAAGAATTGACAATCTAAAGGAGATATCATGGATTACGAAATGTTCACCGATAAAGGTAATGCAATGGTGCATGGTATCGTGGTCGCAGCAAAATATAAGGGCCTATCATGGGGCGAAGTATATGATATGCTGATTACTATCTCCGAAATTGATGGTTATGGTGAGGCAACCGATACTGCGGTGCGTGAATGTGTATATTCTGCACTCGGTGTTAAGACCAATTTTTATATTTGAAAGTGTATACTAACATGATTGATCTTGCTTGTAAATCGGTTGCCGGTGGTTGGCAATGTATTGATAATGTCACGAATAATGTATTCGGTCCTGTTTTTAATGATATTCAGGAACTATGGGATTGGCAACGGGCCAATCCTGTCGAAGGCATGAAATTGGTTAAAAACCTTATGTCGGGTGAATATATTATGATTGCAGAAGATACACCTTGGTGCTGCAACCCGGCATCTGAAACTTATTGGAGTATGTAATGAACCGTAAATTGCCTTTTGAATGTATTATCTTTGATTCTGAACCCCAAGTGGTTACTAACCGATTCTCTGGTGAATCGTGTACGCTTGAACCAGATGCTATTGCAGTTTATGATTGTATTATCGGTGCAGAAATGATCGGTGATTATAAACGTATGCAAAAAGGTCTGAATTGGTTCCGTAAATACTTTCCCGAAGAATATATGGTGCTTTTGGATTGATTATGCGAAAATCTCATCTTGTATATGTTGCGGAAGATCATAAACTTGATATTGATCAGTTTGTAGATTACTGCTTCAAATACCATTCTCAGTATGTTTGGGCAGTTCAAGGTATTGAATATTGCCACCCTAGTGATGCATCGTTTTTGGTGCAAGAGTTTAAAACGTTTAAGGAACAAGTATGAAAGATTTGAATTGGGTTATGATGCTGGATATTCTGTCTGGCGCAAAGTTTACTAACTTTGGTCTCCACCAAATGGCACAACTTAACTGTGGTGATGTTATTGAATCTAAACAGTATACCCTTATGACGGATCGTAATTACGAACCGACCAGTGCGGAGAAGTTTGCAAAACTATAATATTATGACAGTTGTACGTACCCCTATTAAAATGGCTCTTTTGTCTATGGTCAAGGAACATTGGACAGCAGAAACCAAGGAAGAATTGATCCAGACATTTGATCGGATCGAATCGGAGTATCCCACACAAGGTTATGGCACCATGCTCACCAACATTCGCCAGGACCCAACCGGGGCGCTCTGGCACGCTGAGTTTAGTCGGTTTATCAGTTGTGATTGACCACTAACTTACAGATAATACTTGACCGGACGGATGGAGTACTTTTGTTGTACTTGACAATCCTACGGGAAACCGTTACAATGGTATCTTTCTTTGATTGACATGGAGTTTTGATTATTATGGAATTTAACAGCGATAAACCTACCCGTTCTGGCATGTATCTTGTCGACCGTGGTATGCAAGGCAAAGCATATCGATATTATAACGCAGATACCGATTTCTGGGGTATGTGCGGTTATGATATGTCAGATGCTGATGCCAATAAAGATAAACCTTCCGCTGTTGGTTTCTTCCCTTGGGTTGGTCCTTTGACTGGTCCGAACTACAATAAGAAAGCGGAAGAAGTCGAATCGAAACCCGCAAAGCGTAAGATGGCAAAAATGCGTGGTGTTGCACCTGCTGTCACCAAGGCGCCTGCGGTACCCAAGGTCAAAGCACCGAAGGCACCGCGTGCCAAGTCTACTGCTGTGCATCCTGATGGCACCGTATTCTACCGCGAAGACCGTCAAAAGTGGGTTGCTATGTATGCAGGCAAACAAGAGGCAGCACGACCTACTGCCGAAGCGTGTCTTAAGTTTCTTAAGAAGAAATACGATATCGTTGGTGTTGTAATCGAGAAATAATATGACTATACCCGTGGAAAGAACTCGCGCCGTTATTCATACACGGCAGTTTCTGTACGATCTATTAGATCCGAAGAAAACCCCACGGGTATCTAAATCTATCCGTGCAAGTGCCTTGCATTGTTTGCGGCATTATCCAACCGATTTTGATATGGAAATAATTGCAGAACGGGAAGATAATGACACAAACAATATGTACAAAATCTTTGGCAAAGGTGTATAATGGACTATTTGATTCGTGCTGAGAAATATGCTGAGGCTCGCGGTGATGAAATGTGGTTTAAAAACCTGTACACCGGTTATCGTGAATATAACGGCGTAACCGATTCGGTTTGGAAAACCCTTTCTTATCTTTATAGTAACCAAGTCGCTGATATGTTGGAGTTTCAATGAACGAACGATTGATTGAATTGTACCGTGCATCTAAACCAAAAGAGGCATTGGTATCTCAAGATGAATATAAAACGGCAAATGTATTGCTTGGTTCTGATGTTGAAAAGTTTGCCAATTTGATTATTCAAGATTGTTGTGATGTTTTACTTAAATGGAAAAATGAACCTTTTCCCTTTGATGAAGACCTTGCAGCATCTTTGATTCGTGAACATTTTGGAGTTAAGTGATGAAAGATAAGACCAAACATTTTGCTGAACTGGCCGGTTTTATGTTATGGCGTAATGAACCGTGGAATCCTGGTGATGTAGTTGATTGGTCGGCACGTTATGATGATGAGTTGCAAAGGTTTGCTGACCTGATGATTAACGAAGCGATTAGAGTAGTCGAAAAGCGATTCATGGGTGACTTGAACCGCGAGGACATGGAAGTCCGCCGGTGCATCGAAGATTTAAAGAAACATTTTGGTGTTGAAAAATGAACGAACGAATTGATTTTTATGAGTGCTGAACCAGATTTTAAAATGTTTAGGTGGGTAC